CTCGTCGACTTCGCCAAGGCGCAGGGGGGACAGGCGCAGGCCGCCGACGTCCGGGCGCAGGCGAGCGGCGTGGCCGCCGCGGCGCGCGGCGCGTCATCCGAGGCCAAGGTCACCGTCGACTTCCGCAACGCCCCTCCGGGCACGCGGGTCAACGCCGATCCGCATAGCACGGCCGAAGTCGATCTGTCGGTCGGCATGCAGATGCTGGGGTGGTCGTGACCTGGCGCGACGACCTCCGCCGCGTCACTGTCGCCGGCAAGCGGCTGATCGGCGCCTCGTTCCGCGGCGTGCCGTTCCTCGTCGACGCATCGGAGCGTACGGGCGGGCGGCGCGTCGTCGTGCACGAGTTCCCGCTCCGTGACGAGCCGTTCGTCGAAGACCTCGGCCGCAAGGCTGTGACGTTCCGCGTCGACGGCTACGTGATCGGAGACGACTACCTCGCGCAGCGAGACGACCTCCTCGACGCGCTCGACAACGAGACCGGGCCCGGCGAGCTCGTGCACCCGTACCACGGCGTCAAGCGCGCGGTCTGCGTCAACGTCGCGGTCCGCGAGACCCGCGCCGACGGCGGCATCGCGACGTTCGCGATCGAGTTCGCCGAGGCCCCGGCGCAGGCCCCGACGTCGACGGAGGTCGTCGACGCGGCCGAGCAGGTGGCGACCAGCGCCGACGCGGCCATCACCGCCACGGAGGCCGAGCTCGTGGAGCAGTACAGCGCAGCGGGCCTGCCGGCGTTCGCGCTCGCGTCAGCCGAGACGGCGCTCACCGGCGCCGCCGAGGGGCTCGAGGACGCGCTCGCGCCGGTGGTCACCGGGACGCAGGAACTCGCCGCGCTGCGCGGGCGCGTGGCGCTGTTGACCGCTCGGGCGTCTTCGCTCGTGCGCACGCCGGCGGACATTCTTGACGAGTTCCGCGAGGTCATCACGGGGCTCGGCGACACCATCGCCGATGCGCCCGGCGCGGTGCTCGACGCGCTGATCGACGCGTACGAGGTGGACCTCGGCGACCCGGTCGCGCCGACCACGTCGACGCGCGAGCGCGAGCTCGACAACCAGACGGCGCTGACCGGCGCCCTCCGCCGGGTGATCGCGATCGAGGCGGCGCGGCTCGCCCCGCTGGTGCCCTACGCGTCGATCGAGGAGGCGACGGCGGCGCGCGACGCGGTCGCTGCGCAGCTCGAGGAGCAGGCCGGGGGTGCCGATGATGCCGCCTACCCGGCGCTCGTGAGCCTGCGGTCCGAGCTGCTGCGGGCCGTGCCGGGGGGCGCCGCGTTCGCGCGCGTCGTGACCGTGACTCGCCCTGCGCCGGTGCCGTCGCTCGTGCTGGCTCACCAGCTCTACGGCTCGGTCGACCTCGAGAGCGACATCATCGCGCGCAACGGCGTGCGGCACCCTGGCATCATCTCCGGCGAGCTGAGGGTGCTGAGCGATGGCTGACGTCGCCGGCCGCCCGCGCGCGTAGGCCGAGCTGCGCCCAGAACGGCTCACAGACACGGAGGTGAGATTCCGTGTTCTGGGGCCGGTGGGCGCGGCCCACATCGTCAAACGAATCGAACCTGGCCGAGGCCGGTGCGCGTCGCTTGCTCTCTCCGAGCACGAGGACGTTAGCACCGCGCCGCGGATCGGGACAACCAACGAGAGCGTTGTTGACGAGGTCGCCTGGGCGTGATCGGGCTTCCATCATGATGAGCGACGATTCGGTCAAGGAACACGAGGCGATCGGCAAGCGGGCCCGGGAGGTCATGCTCAAGCTGCTGGGCGCCATCGAGCAGGTTGTTGATCGCGGCCTGGCTCCCAACGAGCACGTGGATGCCTACGAGGCGCTCTGCCGCGCCGAGGCCACTCGGTCTCACATCGATGGCTGACGTCGCCCTCATCGTCAACGGCCGGCGCTACGGCGGCTGGAAGTCGGTCCGCGTGACCCGCTCGATCGAGAGCCTAGCTGGCTCGTTCGCTCTCGACGTCAGCGATCGGTGGGGCGAGCTCGCCGAGCCGTGGCCGATCGCCGAGGAGGATGCGTGCCGCGTCGAGATCGCCGGCACGACCGTGATCGACGGGTACATCGACAAGCGCTCGCAGTCCGGGACGGCGACGGCGCGGACGCTCTCGTACACCGGCCGAGACCGCGCAGCCGCGCTCGTCGACTGCTCCGCGGTCCTGTCGACGTGGACGTACTACAACGTCAACGTGGCCGACTTCGCCGCGAAGCTCGCCGCGCCATTCGAGATCGGCGTCACGGTGCAGGCCGGGCTCACCCTGCCCCGAGTGCCCAAGCTCGCCATCTCGCCGGGCGACTCCGCCTATGAGGCGATCAAGCGCGCCGCCGGCGACGACGGCGTGCTGATCGTGAGCGACGGCGCCGGCGGCATCCTCCTGACGCGAGCCGGCACGGAGCGCGCGGCGCCTCTCGTCGAGGGCTCGAACATCCTGTCGGCGTCCGTGGAGTACGACGGCGCGGAGCGGTTCCGCCGCTACGTCATCGCGACCCAGATCGCGGGGACCGACGAGGCGGCCGGCGACGCGACCCGGATCCAGGCCGAGGCGACCGACCTCGGCGTGCGGCGCACCGATCGCGTGCTCCTGATCCGCCCTGACAAGGGCTACAGCGTCGCCGACGCGCGCCGGCGCGCCGACTGGGAGGCCCGCATCCGCGCCGCGCGCGCCGAGACCGCGACGATCAGCGTGCTCGGGTGGACGCAGCCGGACGGCCAGCTCTGGGCCCCGAACACGCTCGCGCGCGTCCGGGCGCCGCGGATGATCGGCGTCGACGGCGAGCTCCTGATCTCGCAGGTGGAGTATTCCATCGGAGACGGCGGTCAGGTGACGCAGCTCCGCCTCGTGCGGCCGGACGCGTTCACGCCGGAGCCCGAGGCTACGGTCAAGCCGTCCGACGGCGCCGGTGGGTGGAAGGAACTCGCCGGAGGGGCGCTCTGATGGCGCTCACTCGCGACGACCTGCGGCAGATCGGGCTCCTCCTGCGCCCGCTCGCGACCCGCGCGGCGAATGCCGTGGCGCGCGCCGTGGTGCAGCTCGTCGACGACGACACGAGGCTACAGCTCGTGCAGCTCGGCGTGCTCGCCGGCGAGACCATCGACGGAGCCGAGCATCACCAGCCGTACGGCTTCTCGTCCGTGCCGCTGCCGGGCGCCGAGGCCGTCGTCGCGTTCCCCAACGGAGACCGCGCGCACCCGCTGGTGGTCACGGTCTCCGACAGGCGGTACCGGCCCACCGGCGGCGATCCCGGCGATGTCACGATGTACCACCACACCGGCGCGAAGGTGACGTTCTCGACCGAGGGCGACATCATCTCGACGCCGGCCACCGGGCGGACGGTGAAGATCGGCAGCTCCGCCGCCGCCGACGGCGCCATCAAGGGGACCTCGCGGAACACCGCCGAGCAGACCGCCCTCAACGCGCACCTGACTTTCCTCGACGCGCTCGAGGTGTACGCCGCGGCGATCCAGGCGGTTGCCGATCCGACTAACGTGGCGACGCCGGTACTCGCCGCGGCGATCCACGGGTTCCAGTCCGCGATCGGCACGTTCGCGAGCGCGGCCGCCGCCGCGGTGTCGACGAAGGTCAAGCTGGAGTGACCGCTCCCGGCGCCGCAGCGTCCGCGCCGACCGAGCTGACCTACGACGAGTTGCAGGCGCCGCCGTTTGGCTGGCCGGCGCTCGCCGAAGTCAGGCGGTACCTCCCGACGTCGCACCTCGACGGCGCGGCGTGGGTCGCGCTGTGGCAGGCGGAGTTGCGAAGCCCGGGCACCTGGCGCCTGTGGGACCTCGGGCGCGTCCATGCCCTCGTGCTGCTCATGGAGCGCGGGTGGGAGCCCGAGCCGATCGAGATCGAGGGGCGCGCCATCGCTGACGGCAACCATCGCGCCGCCGCGGCGCGGGCTCTGGGTAGGTTAGTCGGCGTGGTCGGCGGCGTCGTCGTGCGGCCCGGTTGACGGCGCGCGGCCGCCGTGATCCTGACGGTGGCATGCCCTTCGCGCGCCCCACGCTTGCCGAGCTGTTCGACCGGATCAAGGGCGACATGCGCGGGCGCCTCGAGATCGACGGCCCGCTCCTCCGCCGCGCGCTGGCCGACGTCCTCAGCGCCGTGTGGGCCGGCGCGGTCCACATGCTCCACGGCTATCTCGAGTGGCTCTCGCGTCAGATCTTCGGCGACACGGCCGAGCGCGAGCAGCTCCTGCGGATGGCCGGCATGTACGGCATCACGCCGACGGCGGCGACGTACGCGACCGGCAACGTCACCGCGACCGGCACGAACGGCAGCGTGATCCCGGCCGACACGATCCTCCGGCTCGACGCGGCGACGTCGTACCGCGTGACCACCGGCCAGACGATCTCGGGCGGAACCGCGACGCTGCCCGTCGAGGCGGTGCTCGCGGGCGAGGACGCGAACATCCCCGAGGACACCGAGCTCTCCTTCGAGAGCCCGATCGCCGGCGTGACCGCGACCGCCGAGGTCGCCACCGGCGGCATCACGGGCGGCGTCGACGAGGAGGGCACCGAGGAAGTGCGCGACCGCTTCCTCCTTCGCTTGCGCGAGCCGCCGGAGGGCGGCGCCGATCAGGACTACGAGGCGTGGGCGCTCGCGGTCGCAGGCGTGACGCGAGCGTGGACGTACCCGCACGAGCTCGGGCTCGGGACCGTCGTGGTCCGCTTCATGACGGACGACCCGGACACCGGAGAGGCTGGGTTCCCCGACGCCGGCGCGGTGGCGGACGTCCAGGCCGCTCTCGAGGAGCAGCGGCCGATCACGGCGGAGGTCACCGCCGAGGCGCCGACCGAGCTGGCCGTGGCCTTCACGATCGCGCTCGACCCGGATACCGCCGACATCCGCACTGCGGTCACCGCCGAACTCGAGGACTTGCTCAGCCGCGAGGGCGAGCCCGGCGACGGCGCCGGCCGCGGCACCATCCTGTTGTCGAAGATCCGCACGGCGATCGGCGTCGCCGAGGGCGTCGAGGACTACACGATGACCGTCCCGTCGGCCGACGTGGTGCCGGCGGTCGGCGAGCTGCCTGTTCTTGGGGTCGTGACATGGGCCTGACCGCCGCCGCCTACGCCCGCATGCTCTCGGCGCTCCTGCCGCCGGGCAAGCTGTGGCGCACCGTCGGCAGCGTGCTCGAGAAGTTGCTGCTCGGCAGCGCCGACGAGCTCGAGCGCGTGGACGGGCGCGGCGATGACCTGCTCGACGAGGCCGACCCGCGCACCGCGACCGAGCTGCTCGACGAGTACGAGCGAGAGCTGGATCTCGACGAGGCCGCAACGACCGCGGAGCGCCGGGCGCGCGTCGTGGCGCGCCTGATCGCGCGGCAGCGGTACCGGCCGGCGGACTTCCAGGAGTCGCTCGCGCCGCTGCTCGGACAGGACGCCGCGGACGTCGTCGTGATCGAGACCTCGCACGCCTCGGCGGTCGCGATGGGCGACGTCCGCGAGATCTTCCGCTTCTTCATCTACCGCGACCCGACGGCGGCCGGGACGTACTACCTCGACAGCGCGCAGGAGCTGGTCGACCAGATCAAGCCGTCGCACACCGCGGGGCACATGATCGAGAGCGTCGCTTCGCTCTACGACGACCCGTACTCGCTCTACGACCGCGACGTGATGGACGGCTTCACCAGCCTCTACGACGACCTCACCACGGTCTACGACCTGGACGTGTACGGGACATGAC